CTCTGATGTCCTTTTTAGAGATATTACGAAACTATGAAGGAGAGGCGGTCTCCATTTTTAAACGCATTAATGTTAAACATCACAACTTAGAGAGCCTCGATGAGGTTTTTGAAGTTTTGAATGATGTTAAAAAGACTCCATATAATCGAGTGCGGGCTAGTTCGCAAGTCGTTATCAACGAACTTTTGGCCCATGTGCCGCGTGGTTTGAAATCCATGTTAGATTTTGGAGCTGGGGATCGGGTAGTCACTCATCAGTTGAAGAAGCAACTATCTCCCCAAAAAATAACAGCTGTTGACAAAAGCTATCAAAAAGAGAGCACGGATGATCAAGACGTTCGTTGTTTACCTTTGAATAAGCTGCAGCGCTGTGTCAAGATGGATGTCGTGTTCATGATACAAGTCTACCACCATTTAGGTGAAGATTTTAATTGGACCTCTATATTGGCAACCATGGTACCTGAAGGATTGTTGGTGATCCGAGACCATGATGTAAGTAGCATTCGTTTTTCAATTTTGGCGGATTGGGAGCATGCTATCTACGAAATTATGGAAGGCAAGATCAAAGTTGCGGATTTGCAGACTTATGCCCCAAATTTTAATTACATTTCTCTGACCAAAATGGCAGCCAAACTGCAAGCAATGGGTTTTACCGTTGTTAAACAGATGACCAAGATGGGAAGGTTTACCATAACGGCGAAACTCAATCCAAAGAGAGTCGAACGTATGGGAGCCTTGTCGGGGGAAACTGATATGTCTTATCCCAAGAAAATTGATACTACCCAATCAGAATCGACAGTTCCTGAGTTGGCGATGGCGAATTGGGATCCTCCCGTAGTAGTGGAACAAGCACAATTTGCGGATGTTTCAACGTGGGCGAAAGATATGAAGTTGAAATTGCCGAAGTTAAAATCAGTGATCAAACATTTTGAGGCCGAAGATCTCAAGATATCAATTGAGATTGACAAAGGCATGAATGGGTGTGCTCACCCACGATCAGCAGCCTATCGCCAGGCAGCCATTCGAGCCATGTTGATTCGAGCTGGTCACGACAAGACCCAATTAGAAATTCTTGATTGGTTTGGGTCGGAGAGAAACAAATATTTAACACCCCCTAAACCCTTAGAAATCAAGTGGATCTCTGCACCACGAGATGCGGTTCAAGGTGATTCAGCCAGAGGGTTTGAAAGGCAAGATATGCCGGTGATGACAGATGTCTTTTTAGTTCAAGATGTTTATCAAGTTGGCATTGATGGACACGCTGTGACGGCTTTGGACTTTTTAACTCTGTGTCTTAGAACGAAAGTGGGAGGTGGTTATGTCATCGCTCGACCTTTTATAGGGCACGCAGGAGTGGATTTTGAGGATGAACCCGAAGGTGTTTGGATCAGAGAGAAGGATGAGATTTTGTTTTCGCCAGATAAAAAAGGAGGTGCGTATGCTAGACATCCTGATCTGAATTGGTTGTTCGAGAATCGATCAAAAGATGGGTTAGCAATCTCTGATTTGGCCCATTTTGGTCCATATACACTTTTCTATGTTTGTCCTGATCACCCAAATTCTTCTCAGTTGGGAGCAGTGCCAGAGAGACAACCCTTGGTCGCTGAAATCATGATAAAAGAACCTTGCTCATGGGCATCAGCTTTTCCTAAAAGTTTAGTTGATTTGGCACCCAGTTGGATGGTAGAGAAAGTGACTTACGCCGTTGTTTACTTTCCCTTGTTAGATGATAAAAACATGTTGTATCGAGTCAAAACTTTGCAAGGGGGCCTTTATGACGCTGTGAGGTCAGCGGCTTTGAGACGATTAGAGAATGATCCGTTTCTTCGGGCTCTGCGAACGCGTTTTCGAACCTTTACAATGAGTGTTCTTGAAGCGACTGTTTTTGCGATTCTTTTTAATCAACGTTTGGCCGATTCTCAAAACATGTTTTCGGCCTTGGGAAGTTATGCAACATCCGAGCAACGGTTGACACAAGCTCGTTCCGGAAAACCAGAGGTTTTTTGGACTATGTCAAAAGCTCCATATGTCTTGTGTTTTGCTTATTTTTTCCTTAAATTATTAGCTCATCCTTGGGTATTGGCGTTCGTGGCAAATTTACGGAAAGTTTTGAGGAAGATTGGAGTGTTAGATTCAACTCTTTCACTATCCGGTCTTTTAATAAAATTACTCCCTTTAGGTCGGAAATTTGCTGACAAGATGGTTGCTTGGGTTGCAAGCTGGAAATCGCCGTTTTTGGATTTCCACACAAAGCATTTTGGGGCCACTATAGAAGCGCCTTTACTCGAAGAAACATTGCGCCAATGGCCTTTGGTCTCTTTGGCGGTAACAGCAGGGGAGGTGGCTTCTAAGATGGTTAATATGTCGTGGTTGGCGGCGACTGGATCAGCGACTTTGCATTTGTTGGGGACTTTTTATTTTCGTGAACATTTTTGGAAGAGGGTGTTATTTCACCATTGTTGGAACACTTTTGCTCTTTATAATCCAAAAGACCCGGGGGCCGTAGCAGCTTTGGAGCAAGCCAACTGTTTGGCGATGGGTGTTCCGTATGAAGATTATTGTCGCGCGAAACCCACTTTTGATCCGAGACTCTTGGAAGCTCTCAAAGGGGATGTGCCATGGGATTGGACTTGGCCTTGTAAACTTTTGGGAGTCGGGTCTTTGTTTGCCTGCTTCTTTTTAGTAGATTATTTGAAAGGAGGTTTCAAGACCTTGGTGATCAATGCCGAAGAATTGCTCCCCCTTTTCAAGGATTTAGCTAAATATGCTGGAGTCTTTGAAGGCCCAGAGGGTTTGTATTACTTACCTCCAGGCTCAAAGTTGCCTGCAACCTTGTCTCGTCCAACAGAAGTGCATTTATTACCAAAAGCTGAGTTAACAATGGAAATCCGTTTAAATGGTCAAGTGATGTGTTTTGATCATGCCCAGTCTTTAATCAATCACTATTCGCGATTCGTATTCGAGGAGAATCATTATGTTTTTCCAATAATTTCTCCAATTAATTTGATGCGGCGTCCGTCTAAAGCCCCTATAAATTTGTGGAATGCGATAATGTTGCGGACAGCCAATGACCCTTATTTTGATCAGCCTGACTATTCGGAGGAAAAGATTTTTAGAGTCTGGCAAGAGCTTTGGCTTTATCGACGTCCTATGTTTACGGATATGTTAAGGCGCTATCCTACTTTTGAAGAGGCGATATCGAAGATGGCAGGACCAAAACAACGTCGTTTGAGAGAAGCCAATTTGAAAGTCATCAACGAAGGTAAGTCTTTGGTTTTGACGAAAAATATTTCGGTCAAGCATGATGAACTTTTGGCGCCCAAAGCGGTTGAAGGCGAAGATCTTTTTCTCCTAAAACCTAGAGCTATTGTGCAATTTGCCCCTGAAGTGCTGGCTAGCGATACGGTTATCAGTCATGCTATATCCGATTACTTTCATGAGATGTACAATGTGGATGTGGAATATACCTTGAGGACAGCTGCGGGATTTTTTGTGACTGTAGTTTTCATTTATGCTTCGGGATACGATGGAACACAACTAGGTGCAGTTATGAGAGAAGCCATGGGTCGACTTGACCGAGTGCATTGTTTTGTAGCAGGAGATGATGGTCTGATTCTTTGGGGTCCCCTTCAGGGTTATTATGGGTTTCTTAGCGAGGTCGATTTTAAAATGTATGACCATACGCAAAAGACAGGTCCTACCTGGATGGCTACACAAAAGATGCAATTGATGGAGATAGATCAGGATTTCATTACAAGGAAAGAAGCTACTTTCAAAGGTCCGTACTTGATACGAGTGCAATGGAAGGAATTACTTTTGCAGCTGAGCTTTGAAACGGATGATCAAATGCCAACGGGACATGGCTTGACGACTACTTTTAACAGTGATAACTCAATTGATGTTGACGTTCATTATGTCACTCAAGCCGGCACTGGGCAAAGTATTGAAGATTTGGCAAAACAGCTTGGTTTCAAAGTGAAACATGCACAATATACTTCTGTTTCAGGCGCAACTTTTCTGAAAGGTTGGTGGGTCTTTTTAGAAGCTCATGAAATGGTTTGGCTTCCCCTCCCCAGTCTGGTTTTGAAATGCGCCAAAATGTTGCGAGACCCACAGCTGTTGTTTCCTAAAGACTCCTTGGATCAGGCCTATCGCAAAAGTTTGTATGCTCTGTCACGATCACCCGGCAAAATTCCAGAGAACTATCCGATAGTTGGGCCCTTTTTGCAGATGATGGCTACGATAGGGGTGGAGAATGATTTGGTTTTGAGACATCGCTACAAGACTACGACGGTGGAAGAGATTCGACCAGTTTCGGTTGGTCATGTGTTAGATCTTCTTTTTGCTCGTTATGGGATTACGAGTGATGAAGTGGCTGACTTTCACCAAATGCTAAAGTTGATTACCAATATCAATTCAGTTCCTTTGATGATCAATCATGTCGTTTTAGACAAGTTGATCGTGGACTATGCGTAAAGCTAACTGAGTGGTTGAGGTTCTCGGAGAAGAACTGGCCGGATTTCTCCTCGGCCACTCTATTTTAAGAGATAGTCATGTCAAAGACTATTAAAAAGAAACAAAATGTTCAGGCTAAGCAAGGACCCCCGAAAACAGGGCCTCGTATGCCGAAGTTACCAAAAACTCCTGCTCATATGGTTGAAGTGCCTAAAAACGCTAATAGACCGAGAGTCAAAATGGGGAAAACAGTTATGAACCCACGTTATGCAAAAGGTGGGAAGCGAATTGTTGGATTTGGTGACTATGTTGAGCCCTCTCAACCTATTCAACAAGAAGACTCCGTTTGGATGAAGTTGTTAGAACATGGAGGAAATGCTTTGGGGAGTCTCTTGGGTTTTAACTCAGCAGGCTCCATGGCGAGAGGAGCGTTCAAAGCTTTGGGTTTGGGTGATTACGATTTGAATTCCAATGTGATTACAGCTGCCCTAAGCAAAGGTGAAACAGGTGCTCAGATACCCGCGATGGTTAATTCAAAACACTCCAATATATTCCGTCATAAAGAATATATTGGACCTGTATTTGGATCAACTGGGGAGTTTTCGACTACCGTGCAACCAATTAACCCTGGAAATGAAGCTCTGTTTCCTTGGTTATCCCAGATAGCTTTTAATTGGCAGAGATATCGATGGAGAGGATTGATTTTTGAATATATCCCTCTGTCAGCTGATTATGCGGCTAACACTGCGATGGGTTATGTGGCGATGGGAACGCAATATAATCCTTTGGAAGCGGATTTTACCGACAAAACCACTATGATGGAGTACGAATATACCAGTGAGAGGAAACCCTCAGAGTTGTTCATGCATCCAATTGAGTGTGCCCCCGATCAAAGCACTATCGTCGAGTATTATATACGAGATGTGAATGCTGTGACCCCTGATTCTGATTTGCGATTTAGTGATATCGGAAAGTTCACCGTAGCAACAGGAGGAAACCCTAGTGCTGATGGACATTTAGGAGATCTCTGGGCGACTTATGAAATTGAAATGATGCAGCCTAAGTTAAGCAGTGTCATGGGGAATGATGCAGATGTCATGTCTTGGACAAATAGTACAGGAGTCACTGGAGCGGCGCCATACGGAACAGGGGCGGGAACATATGATGATTCCAACACTCTGGATGTAGAGGTAGACCCAGCGACTTTCAAGTTGACTTTTCCAGAAACTGGCACCAAGTATTTGGTAGTTTGGTGGTGGAGAGGAGGATCAGTTACGGTGGTGGCTCCTTTGATTGGAACCGCAACGGGGCTGACGATTTCCTATTTGATCAATGGTGCTGTCTTTACATCAGGAACGGGTGCTAATCCAACATTAGCAGGAACCTGTTTCGTGACGATTGATCACACAACTTCCGAGCATACTCTCTTGATGGGAGTTGCAGGAACCTTGCCTTCTTCATGTGCTGTCCAGATAGTCGTGGCGAAGGTTCCAAGTGGTGTCTCTCGTAAAAGAGGAGACCTTTTTAATAAAACAAGAAAAGCGGATAATTCAGTTGTAGTGAATACAGAGTCAGTCTTGACGGTTTCACAGCTGAAGGTGGTTTTAGATTTGCTGCGAGAGAGAGATACCCCCGAACAAGATAATGGTGAGTTGTTGGCTCGCTTGCTCTCTTCTTCGAAGAAGATGGTCCCTCATTAGGGTCCGTTTTGTCGATTACCCTTGCGACGTTAAATATTAAGAGGCATTTTGTGTCGACTCACAAGACCTTAAAACGTGATTTATGGCTACGCTTTGCCTCAAAAGCAGGGCTTCATATAGAAGCTAACGGTGTGCCTAGACCTACTCTAGCCTAGTCTTTTTGTGATTGTTTCTAGAATAGAAATAAAAATCCCGGCAAGAAATTGTG